CTGCGCTGAAGTGAAGGCACGCCTAAAGGGTAAAGACGGATTCCCGATGCTTTACCTCTGCGAGTCCGCGGTATTTACCCGCGAGTACTTGCCGGCCGTGCAGCGCGATCCGATTAAGGTTGAAGCCTACACGGAAGACGGCGAAGCAACTCACGCTGCCGACTGTGTGCGCTACGCTTGCGCGACCCGGCCGATAGTCACCGCGAAAACTGCTAGGAGCGATCAGAGCACCGAGCGTAAAATAACACCGAAAGCAATTATTTCAGATTTGAGCAAGCGCCAATCAAGCTATGGAGTCCGCTGAAACCACGCCTACTGAAGAAATAGCGGAAAAGCCCGATAAATACGGCACAAAAGAGCACTGGCAGCGCTGGATCTCGGCAGCGAAGAAAGCATCTGAACAGCACTGGAAAGATGCCGAAGCGGCATGGGGCGAGTACGAACATTCTCCCGACAGCTCGAATCCCGGACAGTCGCAGCACAAAACAGCGTCATATCCGATTTACTGGTCGAGCGTTAAGACAATCGAGCCCGCGTACTACTCGCGCACTCCGAGAGTCACCACCACACGACGATTCGAACTTAATGACGACGTCGCTTCCACCGCGGGCTTAATTGCCGAGCGCTTCGGCCAGTACTTAATCGAAAATTGCGACTTTGACGCGGTAATCCAGTCGGCAGTGGGCGAGTTTATCCACGCCGATAAAGCAACAACGCAGCTTGTGTACGAGCACGAAGTTGAAGAGACGCAGGCCCGCGTTGCCCTTGTTCAAGTCGAGGGCGGCTTTATCGACCAATCCGGGCAGCCCTACCCGGGCGAGGTGTTCCAGGATGAACAGGGCTTTTTCGGCCAGGACACGGACGCAAAGCCCAAGAATCAAAAGATCCACCTTTCGCCGGTATCCTACGACGATGTGCTCCATACTCCGGACGCACGCACCGCGGCGGAAATCTGCGACATGGCGTTTAAGTTCAGCCTTCCCGAGCACGAAGCAGCAGAGCGCTTTTTGCCAGAAGTAGTGGCGCGGATAAACTGGAAGATTTCCAAGGGCGAGAAGGAAGACCGCCAAGAGATACCCGGTAAGTTTGTCGAGGGCTGGGAGATCTACTGTAGGGAAACGAAAAAGGTTTATTGGTACTCGGACCAGTATCCGGACGGGCTCTTAGACGTTAAAGACGACCCGTATAAGCTTCGAAACTTCTTCCCGGCTCCGCCCTTTATCATCGGCTCCAAGCCTAGAAAGACTCTCTACCCAACTCCCGCATATATCCACTGCCGGGACGTGCTCAGGGCGCTCCATGAGCAAGCCTTTAAGGTGTACGAGCTTATCCGCGGCATCCGGCGCCGGGCGCTCGTAGACGGCTCCATGCCCGAGCTTTTCTCGGCGCTCCAAGAGGCAGGCGACAACGAGTTTATAAACGTTCGAAACATCCAGGCCCTAGTCGAGAAAGGCGGCCTGCAGAACGTTATTCAGTACATCCCCGTCCAAGAGCTGGTTGACGCCATTTCAGAGCTTTCTGGGCTCGAGGAGAAGTTCAAACAGGCCTTTTATGAGTGGTTCGGTGTGCCGGATATTCTCCGCGGCGCTTCAGACCCGGTAGAGACGGCGGCGGCGCAAGAAGTAAAGGCCGCAAGCGCCAATGACCGCTTCAAATTCCAGAAAAAGCAGGTAGCGCAGCTCGTGCGCGACTCCATTGAGATGATGGTAGACCTCGGCGTGCAGGTCTTCCCGGCTCCCCGCATCGCCGAAATAGTCGGCGTTAAGTTCATGACCCCGGAAGATCAACAGCGATTCCCGGCAGCGCTCCAGCTCCTTCAAAACGACGATGCCAGGCTGATCAGGGTGGACATCGACACCGACAGCATGAGCTTCTTGGATCAGCAGCTTAAGCAGCAGCGCGTGAATCAAGCCGTTCAGACTGTAACGGAAGGGCTTAAGACCGTGGCGGATATGAGCCAAGGCGACCCTACGTTCCTTCCGGTTGGCCTTCACGCCGTGCTCTTGAGCTTGGAGCACCTTGAGGCAGGAAAGCAGTTCCAGGACGGGGTAAAGAAAGCAGTTGAGGCTCTTATCCAGGCCAAAGAGAACCCGCCCGAAACACCGCCGCCGCCTGACTACGAGGCGATGAAGCTCGAGATAGCGAAGCAAAAAGCCGACACCGACGCGGCTTTGAAGGCGAAGGAGCTTGAGCAGAAAGAGCTTCGGCTGGCGCTTGATGCACAGAAGCAGGTTAACGATACGAACATCGCTAAGTTCAAGGCGGATATGGATGCATCGGTCCAGGATTTCGCGATGCAGATAGAGGCGCAGCGCCTGCAGCTTGAGAGTTTCAAAGCGGACATGCAGGCGCGCGAATCGGAGATGGAAGAGATTAGACTTGCCCGCGAGAGCGACCTTGAGTCCATGAAAAGCGCGGTAGAACTTGCAAAAAGTCAGCCTCCCGCAGAAGCGCAGGCTCCGCAAATCATCAACGTGCAGCCGCCTAGCATCCCGCCCATCACGATTGTGAACGAGGCACCGAAGCCCGGAACGAAAACGATCCAAGTCATGCGCGATGAGTTAGGCAACGCAACGAGTTACGCCATAGCCGATGGCCCAATGGGATAAAAAATGGGATCCGCCACATCCGACACAGTCAACTTTGCAAGCTCCTATAAGGTGCGCCGATCTCATAACGGCGCGGGGGAGGGCATCCAGCATATCCGGCTGGATCTCGGCGTAGGAAGCGCCGAGGCGGTAGCGTCAGGGACCCTACCAGTGAGCGGATCGGTTACTGCTACGGGCGCGGTGTTTACGCTCCGATACGACGAAGGGGCGACATACACATACGTAGGCGAAGCGGACCCCGGAAGCACCGAGGGCTCTGCCGCTTGGCGCATAAAGCGCCTTACGAACGCCGACAATACGGTGCTCTGGGCGGGCGGAGATACTAATTTTGATAAAATTTGGACGAATAGAGCAAGCTTAACTTACAGCTAGGGTCTTATGAGCGCATCTAACACCACTGAAAACGATCTTGTTTCTTACATCTTTGATTCCGCGGCCCCGAGCTGGGCTGGCAACGCAAATTTCTATGTGCGCCTGCACAGCTCAGATCCGGGCGAGGCGGGCAGCGCAGTTACAAACGAGATCAGCTATACGGGATACGATGGCGTAGCTGTGTCTCGGACAACTGGCTTCACCATTACCGGCAATGAGGCGAGTAACGCTTCACTCCTTCAGTTTGTGGTGTGCTCGGGCGGTAGCGCTACCGCAACGCACTTTTCGATCTGCACTACGCAAAACGGAGCCGGACAGATCATCGTAAGCGGCGCGCTTTCATCTTCACTTTCGATCTCTAACGGTATCCAACCTCAGTTTAACGCAGGCGAGCTGGACGTTGTTATTGACTAATGGCAATCGAAAACATCAAGGGCATGATCGACGCCGAGCTGGAGGGCCGGATGCGCCGCTATACTTGGCGCAAAGTGCCTTCGCAAGTTACTAGCTCGGGATACTGGTTCGATCTTTCGATGAGCCCCGGCAACCCGCCGCCAAAATATTGGTTTGATGCGCCGCCAGGAGTAGCAAAAGCTATTTATCAATCGCAAGATGGCGGGCTATGTCATGGCGCTGATACTTCGCCAAAAGAGCAGTACTTGCGGCTCATGACCGCGCAGACCTCAAGCGCAACGGGCTTACCGCTTACGTTTATCCTCTGCGATTATCTGCTTTACTATCCTAGCTGCGACGACGGCACGACCGATCCGCAAACTCTAACCAACACGGTAACGCTACCGCGCTACACGGACGGCGAAGGCGTGCAGGTGCTTGCGGTTTCAGTGGCCGGGCGAACGGGCGGGCAGCAGTTCAACTTCAGCTATACCAACTCTCAGGGCGTATCAGGGCGCACATCGCGCACCTACCTGCAAACAAGCGCCGCAGCAATCGGCACTATTGTAAATTCTGGCCCGACCGCGCAGCTCGGTGCCAACCCGTTTTGCGGGCTTGCCGACGGCGATACGGGCGTCCGCTCTATCGAGTCAGTTACCATGCTCGGCGCAGATGTGGGATTATTCTCGCTCATTCTTGTGAAGCCGCTTGCGCAGATCATTATTAAAGAGGCGGGCTCGCCGTATGAAAAAGATTTCATGATGGTTGAAGGCATCCTTCCAAAAATCAAGGATGATGCGTTTTTAAGTTTCGTTTGTCTACCGCAAGGATCTCTTAGCGGCATTGTGTTAATGGGCGATTTGAAAGTTATTTGGAACTAACTTATGGCAGGCTTTTCTTCACAAGATCAGATCATTTCAGCTCTTACAGCTGGCCGCACGTGGCGGCAACAGTACGGGAAAAACTTTAATCCTTCTGCCGCAGCGGTGGCAAACGAGTGGCATACGCTTTTTCGCGGCGCGGGCAACCCTGGCGCTGACGCTATTTTCGACGCAGGAGCCAACCTTACTTTTCAAGCGGTGAAGGACACTACGACTAGCGCCGCAAGCATCCTGCACGGTGGCAATGTGCAGCCGACTTACACCAAGCATCTTTTAAGCGCCTCATGTGTGAGCGCTGCGGCTACGGTATGCCCGGCGGTTGTCGCGCTTGTTGATGTGGTTGGCTTTTACCGAGTGACCTCAGTCACTACGACGACCGCGCAGAGCACGACTAACACGCTAGGGCAGAGCGATACTTTTAGCGCCGATGCGGGCACAGATGTATGTACCTGGACTAGCACCGCGAGCATACCGAGTAACGTGCTCACCGGCACTCGGGTGCGGCTAACTACCACGACCACGCTTCCGGCTGGGCTTGCGCTTGCGACTGACTACTATGTGATCCGCGTGTCGGATACTACTTTTAAGCTTGCGACGAGTTATGCGAATGCGATCGCAGGAACGCAAATAAATATCACCGACGCGGGCACGGGTACGCATACCGCATCGTGGCTCTTGCCGCGTTACACGAACGGCGCGGGCCTAAACGCCATCTTCTTCAATCCCGCAAGCACCGCCATGGGCGCGGCAACGCCTAACCTTGCGCTGGGCTACACCAACAGCGAGCAGACGGCGAGCCGCGCAACGCCTACTGTACTTCCGATCGGTAAGACCGGCGCAACTAACAGCCATATTCTCTACACCGGGGCAACCGGTACGGGAAAATATAACTATCAAATGCCGCTTCAAGGCGGCGATGCTGGTATCGCGCAGATCGATACGATCCAAAACTCAATCAACTACGTGAGCGGTACTTACACCGTTGCAATGCTAAAAGAGTTAGCGCGCTTTCCGCTTTCAACGCTTGGCCTAGCTGCCGAACGAAACTTCCTTTTTGAGATGCCTAGCCTTCCGCGGGTGTATGACGGCGCCGCGCTGTACCTGCTTGTAGGTAGCGGCCTTGCGACACCGGCAAGCTCTGCGTTCAGCGGGCATCTTGAGTTTGTTTGGAACTAATGCTGCTGAATAACTACGCCATAGATCGGTATAATCCGGGGCACTCGGTAGGGGG